AGTCGGCAACGTCAACGTGACGACGGTGCCAAAATCAGTAATCAGTTTTTGCTGTTCAAATTCCTGTTTCCAGGCAGACACAATGTCAGCGTCAGGTATCTGACCCGACGCTGACTGGCGGACGGTATCTTCGACCATAACGCCCTCACTACGGGCTAGGGGACGACTTCCCCGCACATTGGCTACGCCGATTACGGAATCGGAGCAGGCAAGACGACAATCGATTCGTTCTGAATAATCGTATAGAGCCGCGAGGGTGAAACGGACGCATCAAACACCCCGACGAGATCGCAGGCCGTCATCGCAAACTCGCCTTGACCAAACGTGTGATTCGGGCCGTTCGAGGCTTTGGCTCGCCAGATGATGACGTGGACATCGCCCGCATCGTCGCCGTAGGCGTGGCCTTCGAGTTTGAAATAGCCTTCAGCATCGGTTCCTTGGACCAGGAAGGTGTTGATCTTATTTGGGCTAACGCCAGTTCCCATTGTGGCGGTGCCGCCCGTGAGCACGGCCAGGGCCGGAAGATTGATGCCACCGGCTTCAATCGAGCCTTCACACGCCTTGTTAAATGTGTGGGTGGCGATGCGCACATCGTCGCCGTCCAGGTCCGTGCTCTCACGCGTGACATTCATTTCGACGCTGCGAATACGCGGGACATCCGAGATAATCGTCGCGCTGAGGGTTGTGCCGACCCACGGGGTAATGCGGATGTCTCGTAGACCAAACGGAATCTCGCCGAAGGTCCCAGCCATTACGCGCTCTCCTTTATCTTGACCTGTGATCCGAGAAGCTCGCTCGGATTGCGATAGGGCAACCGCTCTGTCCGCAGAAGCGTTCCTGTTGTCAGGTCGAAGATATGAAACGTGACGTAGCCTTCGGGAGCTTTACAAAATTTACCACGACAGCGCACCCGAAGATAGCCGGTCGCAGAAACTGCCACGCCGAACTTATCACTCGGACAACGGAGCGTGAATTCCGGCATCAGTGTGTGGTGCTAGCAAGCGTTCTCGTAATAATTTCCGCGTTCTTGACTAAGCGCGGTTTGCCGTCCGGTCCTCGCATCAACACGTATGGGTGATGCTGGACATGTTCCGGGAATGGATTGCCAGTCACATCACGAAACTCGTTCGGAAACTGCGAACAGATCAGCAACGCATCCGGTTCCAGCACTTCCAAGAGGAAGTACGGCAAATCCTTTTCCCAGAAGTAACTCCGTGACAGACCGGGGATGTCGCTCTGATTCACGATCCGTTGCGTGAAGCCAGGCACCGGCATGAAACGGCGATTCTCATATTTCCAGTCAGGGACACTCCAGCCGTCCTCAGCGACGACTGGAGGCATTCCTAACCATTTGACTAAACGCGTGTTCACGATTCGCTGGATGACGACTTGGACGATGATTTCTTCGGGGCGGGTTCGCCGGTCGCCTTGGCAGCGGCTTCCGCCGCATCCGGCACACTCTTAGGATCATCGTAGGCGTTGATGACGACACCGCCATCTGGCCAATTGCCCTCTTCATCGCGTGGCTTTGGTTTGTCGCTCATGCGGCCTCCCGTCGTCGTGAAACGATGTCATATCGACAATAATCGGTCACTGCGCCCACGAATTCTTCCGAATCGACGATCCCGAATCGACTCGTAAAGAAGACTCTGGCGTAGGGACCATTATCCGTGACGAAGCGATACCCGTGTAGCAGATCGAACAGTCGTTCTTCGATCAGGCGGATTTGGGCTTTGCCGCTTTCGTGCGCTTGCGCATAGATGTGAATCGCAATGTTCATCCGAAACGCCGTCGGGATGTCCAATTCTTGAATATGCGGGAAATCGCCATGATCGACGAGACTGGCGGCATAGCGAATGCGCCCGACTTCGGACGCATCACCGAAGGCGGCAGGCGTCGAACCCGGCGACGGAATCGCTTCGTTCGGATTGGCGCGTTTCAGTGGGCGATTCCACAAGCCGCCCGTCAGCAGGCCGGAAAACGGACCTAATGGCGGTGTGGCTTGCGTGCCGACAAGAATCGGATCGCTTGCCAGATAGTCAAAGATGTGCGTGTAAATATTCATTCACTCAGAACCTCGATGGAATCGACTTACTGCTCACGGTTCCGTTCGTGAATGTATTGGCACACGCGCCGACGAAATCGTCAGTGAACGCCTCTAACGTTGGCGTCAGGATCGCCGTGTCGGGCTTATTGTAATTGGCTTCCAAGGCAAAGCCATAGTTATACGTGCGGCCCGTTGTCACGCCGCGCCAGAGCGTACCCGGACTGTGCATCAAGCGAATAACGAGAATGTTCGTGCCGCGTAAATCGGCAAACAAGCCCTGTCGGGCATTGGCCGCACTCGGATAATGCGCCGATGGATGGAGTTCCGATGGCTGATCATGCCACGGCGCTTCTGCTTTCATGTAGGCGACCATCTTCAGACGCAACTCTTCCAGATTGGCCCGAATCGCGTTCAGTGTGGCTTCATCGAACGATTTGATCGTTTTGCCGTTGAGATTGCGCGAATCCCAGCGGAGCGTGCCAACTCTGCCGCCATAGCCTTGCGCCACCATTTAACGAGGACCGCCTTCGTCGAAGATAAACTTCGCTTCGATATGTTGCGGTTGTTTCGGCAACACTTCCGTGATCACGCCGCCGTAGCCGTCGAGCATGAAGCGATCACCCGGCTGCACGCCGAAGGACAAGTCACCGATGAACCAACCGCCTTTGTTTTGCGAGTGCGCGGCTGGCGTATAGCGGACTGGTGTTTCCGCAGGCTGATTCCGATCATAGACAAGGCGAACGGTGTAGGGACCGAGCGCGATCATGCTGGCATCGACGGAATTGCCACGATAGAACGTCATCTCCATGTATGCCGTGACTTCGCGCGGTCGTGTCGCCCAAACGCGGACGGCAGTGGCCCAGGTATCCGTAGACAGCGCTTCTCCGGCGATGACATCGATGGAACCGCAAATCAGGCGATCACCGACGTGGCAATCTGTGCCAATCGGCATCGTGAAGCCCCATTCCATGACGGAGCGCATATTGGCGTCCGATGGATCAGCCGGTTCCGCTAAGAGGCGATTGTTATGAATCCGACACGGCACATTGAAGCCGATTTGGACGCCACGCCGATAAATATCGACGGTCTGCGTCATCAACCGATTTTGCGTCGCTCGTAGCAGCGGCAAGAACGGCAGGACCATCGGCGTTATCCGAATTCACGATGGGCCGGATCAGGGATCGCATTATGCGCCAGATCGAGCACGAAACCGCCTGCGTTGAGCGCCGCATCGACATAGCCGAACTCGGCGGCTTCAGTTCTGGCCTCTTCGCGCAATTCACGTAAGGCGCGATACGTTTGTGACAGTTTGACATTCGTCAACGGCGCATCGACGCTGATGTCCGGTTGCATCGCATAGAACGGAATCAGCAGATCGTATTCGACGACGTTGAGAAGGACCGTGAAGCCGTACTCGTCGTCCGTCTCCACGGTCGTATTCATCACGTGCGTGTCGAGCGCATTCAACGAAATGTAGCGCTGAAAGGCGCTGTCCAACGGCGGGCCATAGCCATCGATGTCGTCTTGGACACCGCGTTCGACGGAGAGCATCAGTTTGTCGAAGCGCGGTTTTAAGTAGAGCAGCGCGTCAGCGCGATTCATTCCGTTTTACGTTCTTCCTTGACCGGATTGCCATTGGCATCGACGTGTTCCCCGTTGACGATGAAATCGCCACCCTCACGCGTTTCCTGGCTCCGAATCTTTTCTGCTTCCTCAAAGACCCTCGCTTGCTGACGCGCTTTGTATTCGTGTGCAGGCATCATGGCGACTTGCTGAATGTCCGGATTGACCATCGGTTGTTCCGGGGCCGGAGTGGACGGCGATGATGGACTCTTGCTGGATGTCTGTTCGGGCATGGAAGCTGCTCCTTGCAAACGGGTTTGCTAGGCCGCCGCGCTCCCAAGAAGGCTGCCTAGCTTGCCCGATCAACCCTCGCGGATTGCTTAGTAGTTAATGACGGGCTGCACGTAAGTCGTGCCGCCGCCATACAGGATAGCGGCCCCTAATCGATTCCACACACCGACGCCGAATTCGCGTTCAAAGTGCTGCGCGCGGAGCGGGAAGTGATCGTGTTCGGACACCATGCGATAGTTGCCGTATCCGGCAATATTGCGCGTCCGCATCTGGAGCACGTCATCATTCGTGCCGCCAATCAGCATGGCGACCCAGTAGTTGGCTGGCACCCACGGCTTGACCCAGATTTCGACGAAGCCGTCCCAGATGCCGACCAGGCGATCATCAATCAGATACGGTGTTTCGCGCGGCGCACGAACGACATCCGCCGTGCTGCCAGGGCCAGGATCAAGCATCGGCGCTTGCAATGGATCGAAGTTGCTCGTGAAGCCACGGACGGTCGCTTCTTGCGCGCGATTGATGAAAATCCGCACGATTCCACCGTTGACGCCATGTTCCGTGATATTGCGGATCAACGCCGTAATATCCGCCGCCGTCACGCTGGCACTGGCATAGCCGACTAGATGCGTGTGCGTGGCTCCGTTGAACGTATTGCCGAACGGATCGACGGGAATCGCCGTGCTGTCGGCGTTTTGCAGCGCTTTGACGGGCAGCGTTTGACTGTTCGTCAAGCGATCAATGAAGCTGTAATTCGTAGCTCGGAACAGTGCTTGCAAGGCGCGCCGTTTGAGATTGCGAATATCGGCGGTCTTAGCAGCCACAAATTCCTTGGCCAGATCAGCCGGGGCATGTGTTTCAAAATACTTGCGCGTCCAGCCGACGGCATATTGATAATCGCGGAGCGGGAAGCCAATGTCGTATCCGGCCACGCGCGTCTTTTGCACGTCCGCCGCGCCGAACTCATCGACTTCGACCATCTCGCCGGTAATCGTATCCGCGCCGAAGCGGCGGATGTTGTCTTTTGTTTGGCCGACGAGCAGACCGAAGATGTCTTGCGTCATATCGTTGTGCGCGTTGAGCAGATCGGACAGATGCGCGTACAAGCGATCTTCGCCGTAGTCGAAGACGTTCCCGGCGTCAATCGTTTGCAGTTCATCAAGAATCTGGAGGGTGCCGTAGGTCTTCGCCATGAGAAAGCCCCTCCCTAGGAGTAGTTACCGAGGGCGAGGATGCGCCCGTCGGTATCGAGAACGAGCGCAATCCGGGTTGTGCCACCCGTTGATGCGGCGTCCGCCAAGCCTCCAGCCACGGTGCCAGAGAGAAACAAATCCGTGCCCGGTGCCACAGGCGATCCACCGACGAGCGGCGAATAGCCGATGTTGACACCGCGAGCGAGTGTGACGGCTTCGCCGTTGTCCGACGCTTTCAAGGCAAACCCAAAGACTTTCGCCGCTGCGTTTGCCGCCGCTCCGCTGGCGCGCATGACGGCACCTGCTGAATTGATGTAGCAGGCATCGCCTTGCGCGATGTTCTCACCGGCCAGAAGACCAGTGAGCAAGTTTTCCTTGGCGGGCCACGGCGTTGAAATCGACGGATTGGTGACGCCTTTCGTAACTTCCGCCATCCCAAACCTCCGCTGTTACATAGGCCGATACTCGCCGGTCAGCGAATAACTGGCGCGAATATCTTTGAGCACGTCGTCTTTGGTCTTTTCTTTCGGCTTGGGATCATTCGCCTTGGACAGACCTTTGACGGGATCGGCGCTGGCCATCTGCGCGGCAGCGGGCAGCGCTTTTTCGAGGAGCCATCGCTCCTTCTCCAAAATGGAGGCTTCGTCGGTGGGAGCAAAAAGCCGAATCGACTCCGGCAGCGCGTCAAAGGCCGTCATATAGCGACGTTCGGCCAGATCGCGGAACGATTGCAGTTCGCCTTGAAGCGGTTCCAGTTCCTGAATCCGCTTGGCCTGCGTGTCAACGACTTTGGAGAGTTCACCGGAGGCTTTGGCGTTGTCCAGTTCGATGTCGGCCATGATCTTTTCGCGGATTTGGCCTTCCGCCGCCGCCAGTTGGCGCTTCAACTCGGTGTTGAATTCGCGTTGCGTGAACGTTTTCGTCTGAAGTTTGGGTTTTTCCGGCGATTGCGCCGTGCTTTCCTGATTTTGCTCAGGATTTTCTGTGTTTTCTGTGTTTTCTGGCGTTTCTTGCGCGTTCACGTTCTCGGAATCAGTCAACAAAGAACTCCTTCCGTGCTTCGGAGACACAAAAATGACCCGAAGCAAGTGCTTGGGCCTGATCTGGGCCTGAATTTGTTCGTACGCCGTTCAGATCATACGAGCGTCACGCTAATTTCGTCAAGACGCTCAATTTATCGTCGATCAAATGCAACAAATGCTTCATATCGTCGGGAACATCACCGTTCCGATGCGGTGCATCCTGAATATGGAGCACATTGATCGCATTACAACGACGGCAGCGCATGGAGATGTGCATCCCGGCGGCCGGGATCGTGCGAAAGAGCAATGTCCGGCACGATGAGCAATAGCAATCCTGCCAAGGCAACTCTTCCGGAGCACCGATATTCATAGATACGCCTCACGAAGTTGCGTCCGTTTGGCTAAAACGGCGTGTAAATCGAACTGTGAATCGTCAACCGTGGCTAAGGCGGCTATTTCACACGATAACATGGCGCGTTGGAGGAAGTCGTTCTCCGGGGCCAACGTCAGCACGACGGACAGCGCTTCATAGCCGTCCTGAAAATAGCGATGCACGTCGTGCAGCGTTTTGCGCCGGGTCGAAGTCTGCTCATGCACGCTCGTCATCGCATCGATGATCCGGTTATAGATTTCCTGCTTTTCGCGCGTGAACGCGATATACGGATCAAGCGTATTGAACGACGCGAACAACGCCAGCAGACGATCATCCAGCACGAACGGCATCACGGCGCTCCTGAAGCGTGATTTTGTTACTGATGTCCGTGGAGAACGACCACCAATCGCCGCGCGCGTCTTGAATCGCCTGATCGACGACGGCACCGTCGGCGTCTGTCCGCGTGACGACATACCCGGCGGCGTCATCGATCAATTGGCGGATCATGACGCCGCCGTCGTGCAGTTGGATCGTTTTCGGGGGATGCTGTGCCTGCCATTGTTTTTCATTGAGATTGAGCAATTCCGCCAGCAATTTCGTGATCACGATCAATTGCTGCCGATGCTGTTGCAGTTCATCCGCGATGAACGCCAGCGTGATCGGATCACTCATCCGTTTTGGCGTCCGTTCGTGGCCGGTTGCCGTCGTTGTTGCTCCGCCGAGCCTTGTTGTGGCCCGCCAGCCGGTGCTCCTGGCGGTCGCCTGACGGCCAGCAATTGCTGTTGTTGCATCTGACGCTGTGCTTCCAGTTCTTCCGGACTCGGTATCTGCCACGTTTCGATCTCGTCTTCGTGATAGCCGCCTTCCTTGGCCAGTTGTTCTTCCGGCAAGTGCGGCAACGCCTGTTTCTTCAATAAGAGCAGTTGATACTTCTCCATCGATGTCATCGGGACTAATTCACGCGGCATGATGTCGAAATTGAGATTACCGGCCTTGTAGCTATCGAGATCGAAGGACGTGAACTTCTGCTGATCGTCTGTTTTGGCGGACCAGCCGTCGGCGGCTTCCGTACTGCGGAAACCGGCCATGGCGACGCCCATTTGTAGGAGTTTGATCAGGCTCCGATCATAATTCCCGGCGACGGAACGAACTTTGTGCTCGACATCACCCAGCAATCTGGCGGCGGCCGGTCCAGTTAATTGCGTCATGCCGCGCAACTGTTCGTAGAACGTCACTTCCGGCGTTTTGCGTTCGATCCCGGCGATGATCCGATCCAGAATCTGCGCCGCATCCGTCACATTCAACTGGATCGTCGAGACGCTCGTTCCGGCCGGTCCTTCCAAGATATTCATATCGTCGCGGCTCGCGTACGGGTCTTCCGTCTCGTCGCTGAACGTCCGTTTGACGGCGTTCGTCATATCGTCCAGTGCCTTGCGGAAGACGTTCGGGGCAATATTGCCGCTGACAACAATCGGGGCATTGAGACTGACGTGCGATTTATCGATGATGTGACTGAACAAGCCGTTGACTTCATCGAGTTCGGCTTGCGTGGCCCAGATCGCGGGTTCGCCATGATGGCCCATGATCCGGATGTGGCGGAACCAGACAGCCGGAACGAAGCCGTACGGATTCGGGATCGTTTCCGTCGGCGTCATCTCTTCGTAGACACCGATCAGACTGTTGTTGCGATACGTGCGGAAGCTGACGCGATCCACTTCGCGGCGGAAGCGATATGTTTCGCCTGTTTCCTCATCGATGGCGTCGTACTCGATGGCGTAATACTTGACGTTTCCGGCGTCGTCCAGATCGAGTTCGACAACATTGCCCGGCCAGCAGAAGGAGAGGCCGATCTTGCCGTGTTCCGTATCGTCGTCGAGTTCGACGAGATATTCACCGAGCGCGGCCGTATAGCGGACGAGCATCGTCATCTGTTCTTGCCAGTTCCACCAGGACCAGAGCTGGCCGATGGCTTTGGCCAGTGTCGGCTCAATATCGTCGGCCAGCGGAATCGCGTTCATGACGCCGTCCGGCAAATTCTGTCCGTCGAGCGGCAGAGTGCCGGACCAGATATGCGTGGCGTAGAAATCGACTAAGGCGTGGACGTGATCCCAGACGAGGCGAATCTGGCGATAGAGCCCGAACGCTTGACGATAGCGACTCCAGGCTTCGACATCATCGAAGGCCGTGCCTTGATAGTAGTCCCACAGTCGCTGATAACGATACACACGTGTGTCGTAGTCCGTGGCCTGTTGGATTTGTTCCGGTGATCCCCATGTCCGATAGAAGAGAAAGCGGAGATAGCGTTTCGTCGTCAGCATCCAGGAGTTCATGCGTGGCGGCATCGCTTATCCTCGATAGTTGAACAGTTGGCGAATGCGGGAGCTAGCCGGTCGCATCTGCACGCCTTGGCTCAGTTCACGAAACGCGCCAGCGGCGGCATCGACTTGATCATCATGACTGCCGAACGGAAAGGCGTCCAATTCATCGAAGAAGGCCGATAAATAGGAACCGGACACGATACTGACATTATGCGCCTGTGTTTGCGCACTGAGCGGAGCGGCGCGCACGATCTTACTGCCAGTTGATCTGATGCCACGCACATAATACTCCGGTAACACGCGGGTCACGTAATGCTCGATCATCGCCTTGCCGGAGCCGCCCGGCTCTTGTTCGACGCAAATCTCGACGCGGCTGTCGTAATCGATCCGATCCGTTTTGGCGACGACGCGCATCGTCGCCTCCACATCCTGCGATGTGCCTTGAAAACGAACGATGTCCAGAATCACGTATCTGTTGTTTGGCAGACGACCCATCAACAGGCCGACTGTCCAGTCCACATCGATGTGCGGCATCGGGGCACTGGCCGCTGTGTCCCAATAACGGACA